TTGATATGAAAAGTATTTTATTAAGTATTAAACCTGAACAAGTAGCAAAGGTTTTAAACGGAGAGCAAACGATTATTGTTCGTAAGAAGTTTCCAAAAGATTATGTCGGTTGGGTTTATATTTATTGCACGAAAGAAGGCAAAAAACCTTATGATGGATTAGTTCCTTATGAAAACAAAAACGGTTATTGTTTGGTTAATAAATCAATGTTTCCGTATGATGAATATGAAGAACAAGGTTATAGATTATTAAACGGTAAAATAGTCGCTCGTTTCTGGTGTGGTAAGGTGGATGAAATGGGTTATTGTCCAGATTGTGATACTCCTTATCAATCTTATCAAAGCAATATTGATATTAACAAAGAAAGTTGCTTAACAAATAAACAATTAAAAAATTATATCGGTTATGGTGACGGTTATGCTATTCACATCTCTAAACTTGGAGTGTTTGAGAAACCGAGAGAACTGTGGGAATTTTATTGTAGTTGTGAACAGTGTGGTATTTGTGGAAAGTATTTACCAAAAAGACAATGTGATAAATGCAGATTAACCAAAGCACCACAAAATTATTGTTATATTGAAAGTGAGGGGGAGTTAGAGAAATGATAATAGTTAATCATTATATTGAAAAAACACCTATTAGTTATCTATTAGATAGCGAAACACCAAAATTAGAAATTAGGCAAAAATCAGTTATTATTACCGATGGCGAAAAAACAGTGTTTGCTTGTAAAATAAGTGATTTTATCTCGTTTGCTATCATAAAAGATAGTGATATACCAAGTGTTAGTGAGTTATTAGGGGAGTTAAAAAAATGAGATTATTTGTATTACCGATATTATTAGTTATTTTAATAGTTATATTTATAGTTGTTGTAATTAAAAATATTATTTACTTACCTTATTATACATATAAAGATTTAAAGGAGTTATTTTACGAGTTATGACTCCAGAAACAAGATTTGCTAATGAAGTAAAATTATGGTGTGGACAACATGGATATATCATAATCAGACAACAATCAGGTATGTTTTATGATCCTCATGGTAATTTAATACCAATAGGATTTAAAGGATTATCTGATTATTTAATTATAGGTAGAGATGGTATAATTGCATTTGCTGAATTAAAAGTTAAACCAAATAGACCAACTACCGAGCAATTAAAATTTATAGATGAGATGCATAAAAGAAATATCAAAGCAGCAGTTATATATAGTTTAGATGAACTTTCAGAGCTCTTATGCTCGTAAGAATATGCTGAAAACCGTCTGAATTATATAAACTATCTTGTTTTCTAGACGGTTCAGATAGTTTTTACTGTTTTACAAGACTTTTTCTATTCTTTTATATACGTAAGAGGTTGTAGAAACTATATAAACTATCCCGTATACTAAAGTATACGAACTATCTAGAAACTATCTATTAACTATCTACAACCGTCTATTTCTTTACTTTTTTGAATATGTAATTTATAATTAAATTATGCCAAGACCAAGTAAATTAAATGAAGAATTAATTCAAAAAGCATATAATTTAGCAAAAGAGGGAGTTCCTGTTTGTTATATTTGTGATAATTTATTAATAACTCAACCATGTCATTCTATGTGGATGACTAAAGGAAAAGAAGATTTTGAAAATGAAATTGAATCAGATTATGCTTCATATTTTATAGCCATTAAAAAAGGACAATCGGATTATGTAATTGAAGCAGGAAGAGATATTCGTAGTGGTAGAGCAGGATGGCAAGGAGCTTCTTGGTGGTTAGAAAGAACAAGACAAGACTTCATGCCTAAACAAGAAATTACTGCTGGAGACGACGGAAAAGTTACTGTTGTTTTAGGAGGCAAAGTTAAAGATGTCAGACAAAATTGAACAATGGATAACCGTTCATCCAGGTGGAAATAAAGAAGCAAAAGGACAACCTATTCCAGTTAAAGAAGGTCAAACTAAAAAAGAAGCAATTGATGCTCATTTTGATTCGTTTGAAAAAGATAATGGAGTAGATGAAATTAAAAAAAGAACAGTTAAAAAAGATACTTATTGGATATGGTATGATTCAACACATCAAAACGGAGTAGCTGTTACTAAACAACAATATGAAAAAGCAGAATTACAAAAATGGTGGAAAAAAGGTTATGAAAAATCTATTGAACATAAAGAATATGAATTAGATTTTAATGCTATTGGTTTAACTGAAGAACAAATAAATGATAAATTAAATGAAATATTAAACGGAATAAATGAATCACATCAGTCTTGGAATAGTTTTGAAAATATGGTTGCTTATAAATTAAGAATAAGTAATTTAGCTATACCAACCGGAGAATTAAGTAATGTGATTAATGCTTTTAATGAAGAAATTGGAAACAAATATGATTCATTAATTAAACCCATGAAAGATAATTTAATTAATATTAATAAAGATACAGCAAGAGATATATTTAAAAAATCATTAAATATTAATAATGATGAAGTAAGACAATTAACCGAAGAATCTTTTGAAACATTAAATGATGAGGGCAAACAATTAATGGCTATAGCTATAGCATCCAATAAATGTTCATATAGACATGTTAATGAATTATTTGATACAAACGATGGAATATGTTTTAGTTCTTATTATAATTCTATTTTTTTAGATAATTCTGTAAATAATATTTGTTATAATAAAGGTCAAACAGTAATGCATGAAACAGCTCACATGTTAGATAATACATACAAAATAGATTCAGATAATTTAAGTGAATCATTTGAAACATCTAATGGTAAAACTTTACAAACAATATTAAAATCAGAAACATTTGGTAAAAAAGGAAAAGAAATTATTGATAAAATTATTGATGATTATAATGATTGGAAAGAAAATTATAAAAAATCATTACCAGGTTATCAACAAATTTCTAACAAATGGAGAGAAGTATCAGATAAATTATCCTCTTTGCAAAAAGAAAAAAATGGATTTTATTTTAATACTCCAGAATCTGAAGAATATGAAAAAAGCGAAGAATTTGTTAAAGCAAAAGATGATTATTTCTTTTTAATAAGAGAATGTAGTGCTAGCGGAGATAATAAAAAAATATGGGGAGATGTTAGCGATATAGTAGATGGTATGACTTATGGTAAAGACAATGTTTGTTCTATGGGTCATAAAACAAGTTATTGGAAAGCTTCAGCAAGAGCTCGTGAATTTTTTGCAGAATATATGTCAGCTAAAGTCAATAATCAAAAAAGTTATGAATTAATAAAAAAATATTTTCCAGAATCATCTAAAGCAGCAGATGAAATAATTGAATATATTATAAAAAATAGGAGTAAAATATATGATAGATAAATATTTAGATTTATTTAACGAAGAACCTAAATTAATCTATGGATTTTCTTACGATAGTCCTATATATCAAAAATTAATGAAAATTGCTATTGAAAGAAATTCTCCATTAACAAATGATGAAATCAACGAATATTTTGAAGATATAGAATCTGATTATGTTGACACTAAGTGATACTGATTTATATTTACCAGATTTTCAAGATATTTGGTTTACTAATTGTGATGCAAGATATCGCTTGCTTAAAGGTGGTCGTTCAACTGGTAAATCATATAATTTTATCGGTTTAGAATCAATTTTTAAAATATTATCTGATAACCGTCGCAACATAATGATGGTAAGAGAAAATTACAAAGATAATGCAACTTCAACTTATACTTTAATTAAATCATGTATTAATAAATTAGGTATACAACATTTATTTAAATGCACAACTTCACCACATAAGATAGTTAGAAAAGATACAGGTCAAGTAATATTATTTAGTGGAATGAATGATGTTGAAAATATTACATCTACTACAGTTGAATCTGGTTACTGGACTGATATATACTTTGAAGAAGCATCTCAATTGAAAAATTATTCTGATTTCAGAGTTGTAGACGGATCTATGAGAATTCCTAATTATGAATCAGATCTTAAATGCCAAATAACATTTTGTTTTAATGCATGGGATGTTGGACATTGGACATACGATATATTTTTTAAAAATCATTTAGAAGATAACATACTTGAATTAGAAGATAAAGGTTATCAGTTTTATTGTGATAATTCATTTACATTAGGCGCTGATTCAAATGGATTAGCTTTACATATATCTAGTTATAAATGTAATAGATATAATTCAGAAGATAAAATTAAAAATATGCTTATACTCAAAGAAAAAGCCTATGATATATATTTAGTTGAAGGTTTAGGATGCTGGGGCAATACAGCAGATAGGACTTATTCACATTGGACTGATGAATTAATTATTCCAGAACAAAAAATAAACAATATGTATTTTGATACTATCTTAATTGGTATTGATACTGGTTTATCTAATGGTGAAGGAACTATCAAATATAGCGAAGACAATGCTCCTAGATTAGGTTCAGCAATGACTATGCAGTTAGTTGGAGTTTCTAATGATTGGAATAAAGTTGTGGGTATAGATGAATATTTTGATTCTAATATTGGAAGACCTGTTCATGAGAAAATAACCGAACCAGAATATGTTAAGTTATTATGCGGAAAAATTAGAGAGTGGGAAGATACTTACAAACTCTGGGACACGAACTTATTAATATATGTAGATTGCGCCGATACTGGATTTAGAGATAATTTAGATGCTATTGCTCCTGATTATGGATTAGATAATTGCACATTTATAGGTTCAACTAAACACAAGATTTTAACTAGAATTAGATTTGAAAACTTGATGATGGCTTATAGCGATATGATATTTAGTTCTAGATGTAAAAACTTAATTAGAGAGATTAAAAATGCAAGGAAAGATAAAACAGGAAAACCAAGAGAAGACTTTGATGACCATGCTATAAATGCCTTTGAATATGGATGGGCTCCTGTTGCTACTAGATTAAATAGATGGAAAAGTTTTAAAGTAGATATTTAATTTTGAAAAATAAAAATATATAATAAAGATATATGAGGTAATAGATATGACTGTATTTGAAAAAGTTAAAAATGTAGTTAAAAATGTTCTAGGCATTCAAAAAATAACAAATCCTAATTCTGAAAGATTGACTTTTATATCTTCTGAAGAAACTGTTTGGAAGCAACATGTAGAAGAATATAAAGTATGGTGGATAGCAGATTCAGATGAATTAAATAACTTTTATAATGTTAGAAGATTAGGTGGTTATCAGAAAGAACCAATTTACAACGAAAACAAGTTGCAATACTTCTGGGCTAAGGCTGTAGATGAAACACAACCGATTAAAAAGATACATTCAGGCATACCAAGAGCATCTATTGTTACAATGGTTAACTGTTTACAGGATGTAGTTATTGAATGTCCAGAATGTCAAGATAAGATAGATAAGATTTTAGAAGTTAATAATTTTAGTGCATTATTAAACCAAGAAGCAAGACCATTAACAATGGTAGAAGGCGATGGTGCATGGAAAGTTATTTTTGATAAATCAGTTAGTAGTGTTCCTTTAATTCAATATTATGAAGCATTAGATGTTGAATATATAGAAAAACAAGGCGTTGAAATTGGTATTGTGTATAAAGATTATTACAAATATCAAGATAAAAACTATATGTTACTTGAAATAAGACGTAAAGAAAACGGTAATGCTATTATTGAATATGAATTATATAAATTAGAAAAAAATAATGAAGTTGAAAAAGTTGACTTAGAAACTATTCCAGAATTATGCAGTTTACCTAAAGAAGGTTATATATTACCTGGAATTGATATGGTTTTAGGTGTTAAATGTAAATATTTCAATGACCCGATTAATAAAACTAGAGGTTTATCAGTATTATCAGGTAAGTTAGATGTTGCAGATGATATGGATATGCTTGTTTCAGTTGAAGGCATGACTGAAGAAAACAGCGGACCAGTTGAATATTATCCAGTTGATTTATTAAAGAGAGATAAAAACGGTAAGCCTGAAATGCCTAAAGTATTTGGTAGAAAGTTTATCAAGAAACCAGTAGTTCCTAGTTCAGATGGAACAATGGATGGCAAGATTGATACTTCTGCTCCAAATCTTAACTTCCAACAATATAGTGATGCTTTAGTAAATAAAACACAATTATTCTTAAGTGGTTGGTTATCTCCTGCATCTATGGGTATTGATATTAGTAGAAAAGATAATGCAGAAGCACAAAGAGAAAAAGAAAAAGTTACTATTATGACAAGAAATAACATTATTCCATGCGAAAGAGAACAAACAAAGAAATTAATGAAGATTTGTTTAATGCTTCAAGAATATATGGATACAGGTAGCATTAGCATTAAAGATTACAATATTTCAGTTAAACACAATGATTTTGCTACACCAACATTTGAAACAATGTCTCAAATCTTAACTCCTATGTTAACTGCTGGTGCTATTTCAAGTCAATTATTTGTGGATAGATTATATGGTGATTCTTTATCAGATGCTCAAAAACTAAGAGAAGTTGCTGCTATTGATGATAGAAGAAAACAAGAAGAAATGAATATAGGAGATATGTTTGCAAATGAACCTACAGGAAATATGGCAGAATCAAAACCAGAAGAAGAAACAACTCCAGAGTTTGCGGAATAAATATGCTGCTACTGTATATGGTGGTATAGTTAAACATAAATCATTATTAAAAATACAAAAAGAATTATATGATATGACTATTAACTCCAAGGTTAAAAGTCAAGTATTGCTTAATTTTGCATATAATATCGCTAAGAAAGCTAAAAAAATAGAAGCAGTTACTGAATCAAAACTATTATCTCTTGCTGTATTTGATTTATTCAACAAAAAGAAATATCTTGATAACACAAATAAAATAGTTAATGTTGAATTAAGAAATACTGAAGCAAAAGATAAAAAACAATATTTACAAGATTTATTATCTGGAGCATCTATATTCTTTATAGCAAGTGAACATGAAGATTCGGCAGAAGACCATAGACCATATCAAGGAAAGATTTATGTTGATAGGTATTGGTGGCAAAAAACTCATGATGATAAAGTTAGGCAATATATTAATAAAAATAAAATAAGAACTGTTCAATGGGTTACAGGTTCTCCAGTGTGGTTTATTACTAGACCTCATTGTAGACATTATTTTAAGAAAGCAACTGTAAGACAAATATTAACTGGTGATTATACAGTTCCACATAGACTTATTGGTGATAAAGAAATGCAAACACCAGCACAAGCAACCTTGGAATATTACCAAGAACGACTTAAGTTACTAGAGGCTATGTATGAGGTATCAAAGAACCCTAAAATCAGAGATATGATATTAAAAACAGAAATGTTAATAAAAAAATATTTAAAAAAATAAAAACTTAATATATAATAAAATTACTCAGACATGGAGGTAACATGTTTTTAGAAGAAAGAATGCCGGAACAAACTGAGGCTACGGCAGCCCCAACACAGGAACAACCTGCTGAACAAGTATCTACACCACAAGTTCAACAAGTTACTCAGCCTGAACAAAAAGAGAGAACATATACCAAACAAGAAGTTGTGGACATGATGAAACGAAGAATCAATCGTTCGCATCAAGCATTTTTTAACAGGTATAAAGTCAAAGATTTAGCAGAGATGGATGCAGCATTCGGAAAGATTTCTGAATACGAAAAACAAATTGCTGATTTAGGTGTAACAAATGCAGGATTAATTAAGAACAATGCCTATCTTACTCACAATATCAATCCGGAACGATATAGTGATATTGAAGCATATTTCAAAGGTAAAGATTTAAAAATTGATTCTGATACATTAGCACAAGAAGTTGCTACTCATCCGGAATGGTTGAAAGTAGTTCAACAAGAAGTTCCAAAGACAACAATACAGGCTATTTCTCCAGAAAGAAGTCATAATATTGCTGAATCAGAGGACGAAAAGATGAAACGCATATTTGGCGTTTAAGGAGAATTGGTGATGAAACCAGAAGAATTATTACAAATGCTCCGTGATGGTGGTATGGAAGATGAAGCAATTAAAGGCTTATTATCAGAAGCAATTGCAGCACTTGCACCAAATCCAGCTCCGGAGGAAGGTCATGCGGAACCTGCTGAAGAAGGCGAAGAAGCAAAAATGAACCGAGTTTTCGGTATTTAATTAATAGAAAGGATTTAAAAATTTATGGCAAACAATGTCGCATTTATTGAGAAGACGATGCCTAAAGTGCTTGATAAAGCTTTAGCAATTGGTTCTCTCACAGAAGCACTTATTGGTGGTTCTGAAATCAAACTTGACTTTTTAGATGCTAGAACAGTCAAGATTACAAAATTAGCACAAACAGGTCTTACTCCTTATGTTAGAGGTGGTGGCACTGGTTCAAACACAAAAGGTGCTGTTCAATCAACACATGAAGTATTCACTTTATCTCAAGAAAGATTCAGTGCTATTCCATTAGACAAACTTGATACCTTAGATGATGGTGAAACAGTTTTAGGTCACATGGCTGCTGAATTCATTAGAACTAAAGTTGTTCCAGAATTTGATGCTTACAGATTTAGTAAATTAGCATCTTACACATCTGAAACATTAGGCAACAGAGTTACAGTTACTTCTGCTAACTTAGCAAACAAAATTATTGATGAATTCAATAAAGCACTCAGATGGATGGCTAACGCTAAAGTTCCTGAAGGTGATATGGTTATGTATGTTTCTCCAGAAACAATGTATTTAATCAGAAGCACAACTGAATTATACAAGAAATTATCACAATCAGAATATCAAGGTAAAGTTAGCTTCGCTATTCAAAATTACGAAAACAAACCAATCGTTGAAGTTCCTAATGATGAATTCTATACCGATTGTGATACTTCTGGAACAGGTTATGCTCCAAAAGCAAGTTCTAAGAAAATTCATTTCATGATTGTTTCTAAGAAAGCACCAATTGTTATTAAGAGACTTGATTGGACTAAAGTTTATGATTCAGACCAAGTTAACTTAGGTTATGTTGGTTATGAATTTGATAACTTATACTACCACGATTTATTTGTTACAGATAACATGAGACCATGTATCTACTGTTGTGTATCTGATGAAGCCGCTACAGCTTCCGCTAATGTCTTATTAGTTGATGCAGTTGCAGGTGCTACAAATGATTACACAATCTTAAAAGGTGCCTTAACTCAACCACAAGGTATTATCTGGGACAAAATCAGAGTTGAAACAGCTGCTAATGCTCCAGCAATCGGTGCATCAGTTGGTTCTGGAACAGTAGTTGCTCAAGTTGGTTCTAACAACGGTGAAGTTGCTTGGACCGAATTTGATGCTCACGGTAACAGCCACACAAGACTTGTTGCAGAGTTCGGTGGTAAAGTCGTTGCAGTATCTAAAGACTTCACAAACACCTTACCTAAGAAATAATATTTAACTAATACGAATTAAGACCTAGCGATAAAAAGTTAGGTCTTTTTTATTTAATATTTTATTTTTGAATTCTTTAATATATAATAATTATATAGAGGTATCTTCAAATGGATGTTCTTGAGCACTTAATTAAAGATGAAATTGAAGCAATTGTTGGTTACAATAAAGCAATTCTAACTATCAAGGATGCTAAGATTGTGGCTAAACTAACTGAAATTAGAAATGAAGAAGCAAGGCATATTATTGAATTAAACCAACTAATAAAAGGAGACAAATAACATGGCAGATAATGGTAAATGGATTACAGTAAATGGTAATCATATCTTAATTAAAGATGGAGAAACTGTTGAGCAAGCAATGAGTAGACAGTTTGGAACTAAATCAGGAGTAGGTAATACTGGTGGTGAACAAGCAGAACCTTTTGATGATGACTTTGATGAAGAGTTTGGGGATGAAGGACTTGTAAGTTCTTTATATGATGAAATTGAAGAAGCAGAAACCGATGAGGAAAAGATAAAATTAGAATATAGAATAAATACAGCGAGAGCAAATGGAGAAATCAGTGAAGAAGATGCTCATAGACTTTTAGATAAATTGTTTGAAATAACTCCAGAACAAAAACAAGAAATTCAAGATTTTGCTGATAAATTATACGATGATGATATAAAAGCGGAATTACAAAAAGAAATTGAAGAAGAAAAAGTATTATCAGGTGGTTTAGCAAATAAAAAGGGAAATAATTCTTATAATACAAGTGATGTTAGTTTAATAAGAGATAATCAAAGCCAAGAAAACATTAGTCAATTCAAAAACGAAATGAAGAAAAGGGGATATGATTTGCCTGATAGTGAAATTAAATCAGCTTTAAGTGTTGATTATAACCCTGAAAAAGAATCGTTAAATGAATTTATAGATAGAACATATAATCAAGCAGAAAAAAATAATTGGTGGGGAAAATATAAAAAAGGTGAAGATAAAGATAGTGGGTTAGAATCAAAAGAACCAACTTTTAATTTACCAAAATCATCTTATTATTTAATGGCAGATGGTTCTGTAAAAAGTGGAGATTCCGAATTTGATTCTCACGCTGATATAAATAGAAAAGAAGGAAAAGATTTATATTCAGAAAATAAAGCAATTGCAATCAATACTGGTGTTTATGGTTCTAACGTAATGAAAATAGATGTTCCAAAAGGACCAGATATAACTGATGCTGAATATTCACATCTTATTGAAGCAATAACTTCTGCTCAAAAACAAGGAAAAACAATTGATTTAGGAAATGGTTTCATATATTATCCTCATAATAAAATTGAAGATATTATGGAAGATATTTATAAAATTAGAAAAAGAGGTCGTTCAAACTAATTATGCAAATTAAGACTAAATATATTACTGCAGCAGATTTCAAAACATATTTCGGTATTGACCTTGCTTTAGAATTAGACAATGGTGCTAATCCATCTGATAAAGTAAGTGCTTTTCTTAAACGTATTGAAAACAGAATGGAAGCATATCTCAATACTTATTATTTTGAAAACATCAATAGTTTATATCCTGATTTTACTGATTATCAAAAAGAACATTATTCATTAGCATTATTAGAACAAGCATTGTATGTGTTTAAGAATGGTGATATTTCAAGTGATTCTGGTTATTCTATTGATTCAGGAGAATCAGCAAGTAATGCAACAATTATAGAAAAATCTATTGCTCCAAATGCAAGACAAGAACTTATCTTATGTGGATTATGTAGTAGAGCAATTTATAAAGGAAACGGTTATGGCAGTGGATTTATTCCGTTCTAGACGCGGTAATTTTCTTAGATGTGAATATTATAAAAGAGATATTTCACACAAAGGAGATAATGCTAGTTTAATACATAAAAAGAAGCCAGACGGTATTTTTTATGCTAAAATAACTGGTGATAAAACTCAAGATGCTCAAAATGTAGCAGGTTATTGGAATATAACTTCTAATCAAATCACATTAGAAACAGAAGATATTATTAATGTTGTGGTTAAAGATTTAGTTAAAGTTAATGAAGAAATATGGTTAGTTGAAAGATTATCTGATTCACCATTAATGAAAAACTACGAATTTGGTAGAAAAGCAAGTAAAAAGACAATTTTAACATTAAGAAAAGGAGAATAATATGTTATTTGATGAATTACAAACATTAGTCTATACATGTTTAGTAATGGATTCTCCTGTTTTAAGTGGAAATATGCAAAATCACATTAATTATGAAGGTTTTCAAGGAGATGAATGCATTTTAAGCGTCTCAGGACCTTCTTATGATATGAAAAAATGGAAAAAAACTAAGCAAATTGTTTTAACTAACGAATATGATTATGCTATTTCTGTTAATAGATTAGGTGCTTTTGGCGGAAGGTCAACTAAATCAAGACATTGGGCTAACAGGTCAATAGTTAAAGCAGTTGAAGCAATAGCTCCTATGTATAATGCGGAGGTAATTGTAGATGTGGAATTATACTAAATGGTTAAAAAATAAATTAGTAGAAATAGCTTTTGACTTATCTTTAACAGATTATGAGTTTGAAGTGGTCAAAGAACAAAACTTTGAAAAACCTGATTTAACATGGAATAAAATTACTGTAGTAATAAAAGCCTTAACTGAAAATAAAGTGTTTCAAACAACGGTTAAACCTTATCAAATTATGGTTTTAAGTGAAGAGAATGGTTTAGAAGCATCACAAATTATTTTTACTAAGTTATTTCAAGATTACAACTTCTATCAATTGAAAGATGGAACTACAACTTACAAGATGCAATACAATAATCCTGTTGTATTAAATAATTTTAATATAGTTGGAGTTGGTGAAAGAAGTGTTTTATATGTTAATGCAACTTTATTTCAATTAGATAATATTGCTGATTTAGATGATTTAACAGTTAATAATGTTGTGGGTAAATTATTTATTGATAGTGAAAAAATAGATGCTATTACTTTTTCTTTATCATATACTATGACAGGAGACACAAAAACATTTCCTGACCAAAAATTTGCAACAACAATTAGAAGTGTTCAAACATTAAATATTAGTCTTACTACACCATGCATTCAAAACTCTTTATTTACTAAACTAAATACAATTTTTAGTGCATCCGCTTCTGGTAATACTAGTTTTAGTTTAAAATTTAAATTATCTGGAGTAGATTATAATTTATCAATGAAATTAATTAGTTGTGAATTTGTAACTTCTCCAGCAGAAGCACCATCATTACAGTTAGGATTTATGTTATAATATGGCAAATCAACAAGATAAACTTTACATTATTATAAGTGATAAGCCATTAGGTGGTGGAAATGGTCCAGGAACAGGAAATAAGAAAACAAAAGACCCTTCTGAAAATACTAATCTACTTGGTCAATATATTTTTCATGAAACAATACATTTAGTTAAAGAAAATGTTACTAAGATGGTAAATACTGGTATTTCTCAAATAGGAAACTTAACTGGTGATTATATTACACAACAACATATACAAAACGCTATTTCTATCGGAACTAAAACTTTATCATCAACTATGGCAGTAGCTGCTGCAACGGCTAAGTTTGGAGTTCCTGGCATGATTGTTTCAGCAGCAACATTAGCAATAGGTTCTGGTATTTCATTAGGATTACAAACTAAGATAGATAGAATAAGAAATAATCAACAAAACAACAATATTAATCAAATTAGAATTAGAGCAGGTTTAGATGATTTATATAACGGTGGAAGAACAGGTAACTAATTATGCTAATTAAAATTAAAAATAAAAATAACAATACTAAATATCCTATAAGACCAGGAATAGTTATTACTGAGAATTATAGTGAAACATTAGATAGTGCTACATTATGTATTGACCATTTAACAAGTAAAATTGAAATTGAACCGTTAGATGAAGTAATTATTTATAGCACAAATTCGCATTTTTCTAATGATTTAGTAACTGAAGATGGTGTTACTTATTTTGTTAAATATTTCTGCGTGGATAATTTTAATTGTATTCAAATAGCATTTGGTCTTCCGGAATATACTTATGAAATATCGGTTGTTAGCCAAACAAAACTACTTGAAGGTATTATTTTACCATCATTAAAGACAACACAGCTTAAAACGGCCTATAAACGAAAAATTTACACAGATAATGAATTACTTGCTGAGAAATACGGATACTTAGATACATATTTAGATTTATATGGTAAAAAATATAGAACAGTTTCAGGAACTAATTTTGAATCTAAATGGAATTTTTCATTATCATTAAAAAATAGATTTAAATTAATTGAATGTCCTGAATTACAATGGAACCAACCAACATTAAGAGAAGTATTTACTGATTTAATGATGATAGATGATTGCATTCCTATATTAAGAAATAATACGATTAATTACTTAGATTTAAGCGTTGTAGGTAGTGAAATAAATACAACTAATTTAACACAAGTTCAAGAATCACAATCAAGCGCTGAATATGTTAGTGAATTAAGATGTGAATTAAAAAATGTTACACAAACAAGCGTAGATGGTGTTAACAATACAGTTTTAGCAACTGAATGGATAGGATTTAGAAATACAGATGCTTATGCAATTACAACAAAAGATTTTAAATTAGTTTTACAAAATCCTATTTATGAATTAGTTAGTGTTAAAGTTAGTGGTCCTGTTTATTGGTTAGGTGTTCCAGGAGCAGGTAGACATAAATTTGCTTTATATTTTAATGAATATGATTTAACGCCATATATTGAAGAATATAAACAATGGTCAACAAAACCTATTTATCATCATTGGTGGTCTGGAGGAAGACCTGCTGTTGAAGATTATGGCAAATATCAACAAAACACTTTATATTATAATAGATATGGTAATACTATAGAAAACTTTGATGCAGATATAGAAGGAACACATCACACTTTATATTATACATTAGAATTATTGTTACAAAAAATGATATGGGACAACATAAACAGTTTTTCTGGTGTTACTAAAGGAGATGTTGATTACGGAGAAATAAGTGATAAAGAAGATGGCGGTAAAACAGATATTTTAAATCACTTAATGTTTAAAGTTGAATATAAAACAACCGCTACTGCATTATTCCAAGCAGGTAAAAATAAAATCAATAATGATAAAGTAGTTGTGGATAATCAAACTAATTCTTATGTAGATGCTTATTCACAAGGTTTATTAGAATATATGAAAGCAAATAGATTAGGTAATTTAATGTCTGTTATTGAAGGAAGATACCTACCAACAGATACATTACCAACCATTGGACAAACTTACAACGGAGCAGTTATATTTAAAACAGATACTTCTTACTTTGATGATTATACATTAGTTAATATGTATGCAACTCCAGAATATGTTTTAAGAGATTACTTTACAGGAGTTCAAGCAAAAATTAGAAGTTGGAAGATTGTTTCAGGTAATGAAGCATTAGAAAGACATGATTTAAAGAAATATTATTTAGAATTTGATTATACTCCAGCAAATGAAATAGGTCCAGATGCTCCAAGATTAAGAAGTTTAGGCTTAAATACTTATTTCTTAAATGAATTTACAACAACCACAAATAAACCTATTAAATGGTGTGGTATTAGAACTATAGCAATAGATAATCTAGGTAATTTTAGTTACTATCCATCAAATAATACTTATTATTTAGCAGATTTATCAAGTAAGTTAGTTGGTAATTCATTAGTATTTACTTTCGGATTTAATGATAACTACGAAGCAGGTAGATATATTGATAACTCAGTTAGTCCTGCTGATTTAGGTGGTTTAGCACAACTACCTTATAGATATGTTGATTCTAATGGTGAATTTTATAAAATACAATATATTTTAACTGATAATTTTGTAGATAATAGAAGAAATGAATTACCTAATGCAACTCAAGGTGCTGGTGGTTCTGATTTTGATACTTGGAGAACAATTGCAAAAGATATTCAAGGAATGAGACCAAAAGCATTAGAATCTGAATATCAAACAATTTTATTTAGTGAAGAAGAAAATCTTAAAAAAGATAATGCTGAAATTACAAGAATTAGCACACAATTTGAATTCTGTTCTGCTAGTGATGATTTAGTATTCGGAACGGCATTCTTAAAAAGATTACAAGCAATCAGAACAGGTAGCATAGGAACATATTTAAGATTATATGGTAGTGCAGTTAAACCAACATTTAGAAATAAAGATAATTTACCATCAGATAAATCAGAATTAATTAATTCGGAATCAAGTTCATTTGCAGTTACTGTAAATAATGGTGTATTAAATTTAAGTTTTCCAACAGGATGGAGTAGTGAATATTTATATTTAACTGATTATTTCAACAATGTAATATTAGCATTTAAAAGCAATAAAACTAATACACAAAATATATACCTTAATATTTTACAAGTTAGAGATAAAAATAGATATGATTCAGATGGTTATGTAGTAGGTAGTATTAATCAGAATAAAACAGTTACTATTCCTTCATTAAGAGAAGGCATATCAACTGTTGCATATAGTTATATTAATCAATATGGAGTTAGCCAAATAGTTAATGCAACAAATCAAACACAAACTATTTCTGTTTTATATGGAACACAAATAACTGCTGTTGCTACATCGTTAAATTTATTTGGTTATTTAGTGTATCCAGCAGGAGCAACAACAGGAACATTTAGTTATATTATTACATCTGATATAACATTACCTAGCATATATAGTATGTATAATACTCCTGATTTTACTTTAACATTTACAGGTGGAACATTAACAATTAACTTTGGAGGTTTAATATTAATAAATCCAGTTACTATTCAAGTTTGTGATATAGATACATTCCCTAGTTTAGTTCCAACTCATCCGGTTTATGAACAAACAAATGTAATTAGTAATGCTACATTTACTAACCTGCCAATGTCTTTATATTATGTTAGAATTAAAACTGAAGCAAGCGGAGACGTAAGAGAAAGCAATTGGAGTGCTATTAAACAAACTTCTGTTTTAATTACTATACCAGCTAAAAAAGAAGGTATTGATTCAATTGTTTATTCATATACAAACGGAAACAATGTAGCATCAACTATAAATGCATCAGCAAGTGAACAAGTAATTGATTGCTATCCAAATTCTTCTATTTCATGGGTTGCAACAGTTAATAGTTATTATGCTCAATATAGTCCATTGACAGGAACAGCAACTGCAATAGAAGGAACAGAAATACCTATTATTTATGCTAAATTTAAAGTAGACACATCAATAACAGCAGTAGCAAATCCAGATCCTGGCACTATTTCAATAGTTGGTAATTTAATACCTATTGGCTATCAAGGACCACAACCAACTAGATTTGTAAGAGCAAGATTAAAAGGAACAGAAGACCCAGAAATCTTTACTGCAACAGGTTCCTTCGTTGCAAATATAACAATTAATAACTTATTATATGGTAGAACCTATAATGTTTACACAAAATATATAGGAACAAATGATGTAAAAGAATCAGATTGGTTCGGGCCAACAGAATTAACTTCAGGGGCATAATAAAAATTAATATATAAAAATGGAAAGGAGTATATTATAATAAAATTATGAGAACAGTAATTGAATTAAAAGAAAACGAATTTAAAAAAGGAGATATTCTAATCTGGGATGGTAATAGTTGGATTTCAGTAACTAAAGAAAGTTATTTAGCATCAACTATTAAACAAATTCAAAATTTAGAAAAATCTTTTGAAGAACTCAAATCTTATTATCAAGGTGAGTTTGCAAGTTTGAAACAACTTTTAGAATTAATGATGACTCAAATAAACATTTTAAAAGAAGATGTTAAAATATTAAAAGGAGAAGAATAATATGAAGAAAAAAATATTATTTGGAGTTGGTTTAGGTTTATTGTTATTGTGTGTTATAGGCATTGTTATTTGTTATGTCGTATTTCCAACACAAACAAAAGATGTCTATGCTAGATTCATTGAAATTATGCAACAACCACTTCCAGTTGCAGGTATTTCTATCACAATGATTATTAGCGGAGCATTAATGGTTATTTCTAAAACATCATTTGGTAAAGCGATGCTTGCTAAAATGACTATTAAATATAATGAATTAGAAAAAGAATATAATGATAAATTAAACGAACTTAAAGAATTAGAAGAAAAATACAGAACAGAATCAGAATACTATAAAGAAATTTTAGTTGAAGTTATTAAAACTATTCCTAACAAAAAAGTTCAGGCTATTGCTGAAAAGGTAGAAAATTATGGCAAAGAAACAAAAGAAGAAATTGACGGTTAAAGAACAACAAAAAAGATATAGAACTTTACAATTTACTTGTAGAGGTGGTGAGGTTGTTTCTATTTTAACTCCTTTTATTACATTAGGCATTGTTAATTATGAGAAATGGTTTACTACTTCAGAAGGTTGGAAAGTTGGTCTTGGTGGTGCATTAGCATTAGCTTTAATGGGATTAGCAGTATTCTTATTCACAAAGAAAAAAGAATCCGAAAAAGGTGCTATCACTAACGGCTGGATTACAATGGTTGTAGGATGGTTCGCAGTTGCCTTTATATTTGTATTATTACAAAGCATTATGGACCAAATTGCTACAATTATGTTATTCGGTGGTTTAGGCTTGTTAGGGGCTGCTGGATTAGATATTGAAGGTAATTCTTTAAAAAAGAAAGCAAATACTTTAAAAGAAGTATTAGGAACTGTTGAAAAAGACACACTTAAAGAACAAGCAGAAAAAGAACTAAAAGAAGAACAAGAACAAGAAGAATATGATGGGAGAAGCATCTAATGAATAAAAGAAATCTTACTCTCATTATTACTGGTTGCATTTTATTAGCAATTGGTATTATTTCATATTTAGTCGGTGGATATTTAGCAGGCTGGGATTTTATAGCCTGGTTTAAATCTAAACAAGCAATATGGATTTATTCATTAATAGTTATATACATTATTGTAGTTTTAATTGTTATTATTAAGGACAAGGTAAATAAGATATGAAAGATAAAATTATGCAAATAAACAAAAAAGTAGCATTAGGTTTTTTAACTGCTATATTTATGGTAGCAGTTATTACTGTTTCTTCGTTTATTCCTTTTATTATTGACCCATCAAGATTCTTAACAAAGAAATTTTTAACAGATGAAATTATAATCGTTGCTATTACTATTGTAGCAACAGTTATTTTTATGTTCATTTCAATGGCTAGTAATGCTGATAATGAAGGTAGTGAATTATGTAAAGCAAGAGTGGTATTTAAAAAGAGCATGGAAAACATCACAGATAAAGAGAAATTCTTTCAATGGGTTAAAAAGAAATTGCGTGTTCAAGATAAAGAAGAAATGATTGAACAAGAAATGGATGCTTTAGGATTAGATAAAAGAATTTTTTATTTAGCAGATACAGAAATCAAAGCATTAACAGTTGCTCAAAAATATGATGATGTATTTTATAAACCACTAACTAATAACCAAATTAAAGAAGTTTTAAAAGTAAAGAAGAAAATCAATCATTTCAAATATGTTAATCCTAGTTATTATACAACAGTTAAAAACATAGGTGCTCATAAAACTAACTCACAAAAAGCAAGTTCAGAAGGTGCTAAAAAGATTGCTTATGTGTTATGGTCATTAACCACAAAAATTATCTTAACATTAATTATAGCAATGGTTTGGGCATCGTTAGTTAAAGATTTATCAGGTGCAGAACAAAGTAAGAGTGAAGCATGGATGACTTTTTTATCTAGAATGTTTGCTTTTGTTAGTTCATCTTTCTTAGGTTGGGTCGTAGGTAGTAAATTAAATGATATTGATGCTTTTTATATTTTAAATAGAGTAGAAGCTCATGAAAGATATTTAAATGATAAAGAATTTATTAAAGTAGATGAAGGTAAAGAAGCATACATAGAAAGAGTAGCTCAGGAACAAATTTTGTTGGATTATAAGTAATTATTTATTTTAAATTAAAGATTATATATAATAAAAATATAAAGGAGAAAAAATGATATGTATATATATTTAGACCAATACGGAAATCTAAAAGAAATCCTTAATGAAAAATCATTTAGGCAAGGCGGTTCAAAATACAATAAAATTTATGTTTATTGGGATGGAGAACATTCAGTCTTACCTAATAATGTGTGGATTAAATTTAAAAAACCAGACGGAACATTAACTATAGAAAATATTAGCGATATTTCACAAACTACAACATATAAAGAATTACCAGATGTTGAGCAAAATTTAGAATATTTTGATACCAATCATACTTATGAAGCAGGCGGTCAATCTCATGTAGGTTATCCATTTTACACAATTACTGTTCCTGATGCTGTATTAGAAGCGGAATCTCCGTCTTTAGCATTAGCAATTGTTAGAGTAGTTGTTGATGAAGGAGATATGAATGATAATAATATTGATGACGATGATGAAATTATACCTTGGGGTGTTATTCCATTTACAGTTGAAACTACTGCAGGTATTATAACTGATAATTCTATTAATGTAACCCAATATAATTATTTATTATCATTAATAACACCTATTTCAGCACCTAAATATGCAGTTGAAACAGTTAAATTTTATAATACCTTAGCATCAGCAACAGCTGATTTAAGTAATTTAGTTGAAAACGAATTAGTTTTAATCAATGATAGTAATAATTTTGCTATTTATCAAAAGACAAACAATGTTTTACAACAAGTTTTCAATTTAGATTTAGGCAATAAGAAAATCGTAAATCTTGCTAACCCAACAAACAATGGCGATGCTATGAATAAGCAATATGCCGATAGTCATTATGCAAGTAAAACAAGTGTTAGTGTTAGCAAAACTGCAAGTGATAATGCGATTACTATTGATTTAAGAACAAGCACAGGTAGTTTATGGATTGAAACTGCAACCTTAACCCCAGCAACAAGTAGTAATGCTGGTTTAATGAGTGCAAGTGATAAAGTCGCTATTGATACAACAATTCCTGCAAGTGTTAGTGCAAGTGGTCATAGTTTAGACTTAAATAGCACAACTTATGTTTTATCTTTGAAAGATGCTAACGGAAATGTATTAAATAGTGTTGATTTACCTTTGGAAAGTTTAATTACAAATATGGAGTATGTTGATACCCCAGAACACCCAAAATCAATTAAAATCACTTTGCAAAACGGAACAATTACTTATGTTCCAGTTGGCGATTTAGTCAGTGGTTTAGCACAAGATAACGCAGTAGTGCATAAAGCAGGCAACGAAACGATTACAGGCACTAAAACTTTTACTGATAATGCTGGTCTTTCAACAAAGGTCAATGAAAATGGCGTTGAAGTCATAGATATTGGTTCAGGTCATACAGCAAAATACTTAAATAATGGTATCAATTACGATAGCAATTATTATTCTTACCCAGATGCAAGTGGAAAACTTTTAACCGAAGAAAAAGCCGACTTACAAAAGTATGCCGAAAAAGATGGCGATTACCCACTTTTAACTGCTGGTAAAGCGGATGTTGCTGATAACTTAAAACTTGAAACCGAAGTCAATTCTACTACCCCATACAAGTTTGATATGGTCGGTAATAGTGGTAGTTTAGATGTTGAAAGTGGAAACACAGCACACTTGGAAAAGATACAGGGTGTTTCAGTTGTGTTTAATCAACTTTTCCAAAAAGCCGACACAAGCCAAACACAAACGGTTAGCGGTATCACAATTACTGATAACCAAGATGGCAGTTATACAATTAACGGAACTGCAACTGGTAGTGGTAGTTTTCCGTTAGGCAAATCAATAAATGGCATCTACGGTCATAAATACTTATTAAAAGGTGCTTATGGTGGTGGTGCATCAACTTATAATTTAGACTTTTTCGGTCAAGATGATTTAGGTAATGGCGTTATAGCGACACCACCTTTAACTACTGGTGTATTTATTCAATTTAGTTTTTATTCAGGCACAACCTTTGATAACCTTAAAATTATTCCACAAGTAGTTGATTATACTTTAATGTTCGGCAACAACTCTCGTATCCCTACCGAATTCTTATCAGGTAAAACCGAGTATGATTTAGATGGATCATTCACAAGAACGGTAAGTGTTGCTGGTATCTTTAATAGATATTTCCC